GCCGCCCGGTCATCAAACCGCAAGACGCGACGCGCGGGCTCGCCCTCGTCGCCTTCATGGACGCGCTGCTTACGGAAGCCTGGATGACACCAATTGTCTGGGTGCATGGCCGCCCGCAACAGATTTTGAGCCGGGCGCCGTTAGCGCGCGCCGCGGAATAGGGGACGATATGTTGATTGATCTTCAGAGTTTTTGTTCACCCAGCCGACCTGACGCAAATGCACCGTTCACTATTGGCGAATTCACCTATGCCACCGATGGGTTGATCGCACTTCGCGTTCCTGCCGTTTCAAGTGCGCGTGATGGTGGCCCTGCCCTCATCGCCAAGGCATTTGAAGACGTTGACGATCTCGAATTTGTATCTGTGCCGGTCGTGAATCTACCCCCAGCTGGCCTCAGTCTGGCGGTCAGGTGTGATGAGTGCATAGGAACCGGAAAGGTTCATGATTGTCCGGACTGCCAGTGCAAGTGCGAGACGTGCAACGGCGAAAGCACGGTCTCTGTCGATGCTGACCAAAACACATCGGTTGAATTTCGCGGCCTCAATTACGGCGTCGCTATATTCCGTCGCGTGCTCCCACTCCCAGGTCTGCAATGGGAACGGTTCCTACGCCACGATACACCGACGCGGTTCTCGTTTGATGGTGGCGTCGGCCTCTTGATGCCGCTGATCGGCACGTACTCCAACCACATCAAGCTGGGGGCGACGCCGTGATAAAAACGCTCCCCGTCACCTGCGAGACCGTCAACACTTCCACCGGCAAGGTTGAAAAGACTGAGACCGTGAGTTTCGGCATCCTACCGCCCAAGGCCGGGAACTGCTCGGTTTGCGGTGTCGATCACGAGCCCACGCTGCCACATAACACGCAGTCGCTCTACTACCAGTACGCCTTCTATGGCGAGCATGGCCGCTGGCCAACATGGGCCGACGCTGTCGCGCATTGCACGGATGAGATGCGCGCCACATGGGCCAAAGAACTCAAGCGGCTGAAGGCGTGGTCGGTGCCAGACGGCGAACCGATCGCGCAGCCCTATGCAAAACAGGAGGGCTGACATGGCTTGGCTCAAGGATGCCTTCTCAGCGCTTGGCCTCACCGTCTTTTTCGCGGCAGGCCTCGTTCTCTACATCGGATTCGGGAGCTGACCACATGGCTTACCGCTCCACCATTTTTCGCACCGTCGCCAATCAACTTCCACCGACTAGCTGGGCGGTAATTGCCTGCGCGATGCTTGCCATCGGCTTCGCCCTAGCCGCGACACTTTGAGGAAATCCAATGAACACCGAATTGAGCGTCGCGACGACAACGAGCCTTGCGGCTCAGTCCGAATGCGCAATGCCCGTAGCCGCGCAGGACAGCGCATCTCTGATGGGCGCCATCATCTCCGCAGGAAGCACCCCAGGCGTAAACGTCGAGAACATCGAACGCATGATGGCGCTGTACGAACGCCTTGAGGGAAAGAAGGCGGAACGGGCCTTCAACACCGCTATGAACGAGGCGCAAACCGATATCCGGCCAATAGCTGCCGACCTCGCCAACAAGGCGACAAGCAGCAGATACGCGAGCTATCTTAAGCTCGATAAGGCGCTTCGCCCGACCTATACGAAACACGGCTTCTCACTCAGTTTCGATACCGGTGAAGCGCCGTCCGACATGGTTCGCGTCCTCTGCTACGTGTCTCACCGAGACGGCCACAGCCGCACGTACAAGGTCGACATCCCAGCGGACGGCAAGGGTGCCCGCGGCGGCGACGTGATGACCAAGACCCACGCGGCAGGTGCTGCCATGACCTATGGTCAGCGCTATCTACTCAAGCTGATCTTTAATGTGGCAGTGGGCGAGGACGACGACGGAAACGCGGCGGCTCTCCCCGGTGGTTGCATAGAAGAACACCAAGTCGGCCAGCTCTTTAGGTTGGCATCGAGCGCCTACAGCGATGAAGACAAGCGCGAATATCTGATAGGGAAGATCTGCAAGAGGTTCAAAGTTTCGCACCTTGCGGAAATCAAAACAAAGGACTTCCGCGAAGCCTGCACGCTTTTCAATGACACGATCACCAACGTCAGGGCCAAGGCTGCAAAAGCCGCAGCGGCTGCGACCGAAACGGTTGCAGCACAATGAGCGACGTCGGCGAAATCGGGCAAGACCTCGTAATAATCCCAGCTGAAAACGCATATTCGGTGTTTGTCGAACAGGCGAATATCGAGCCGTATTTGACCAAGGTGCGGACCGCAGTCAGCCTATTCCAAGGTGACACCTCAACAGCGAATGGCCGCGAAGAAATCCGGTCTATGGCGCGCAAGGTCACCAAAATCAAAACCTATATTGAAGGTGTCGGCAAAACCCTCGCGGCGGAACAAAAGGAAGTCCCGAAGAAAATCGACGCGAAACGCAAACACGCCTGGGACATCCTTGATGCCCTCGCCGATAATGTCCGCAAGCCGCTCACCGATTGGGAAGCTATCGAAGCGGCCCGCGTCAAGAAGCACACCGACATGATCGGCGAGCTTGAATCCATCAAGGCCAGCGCATCGTCTATGGATATGGGCAATATCCGCGAAAGCCTTGCATTTGTCGCTGCCGTGCAGGTTGGCCCCGAGTGTGAAGAGTTTGAGGACGGATATTCGCGCCTTAAGGCCGCCGCCGAATCCGTGCTCGCCGCCGCGCTAGAGAAAGCTGAGAAGGCGGAAGCCGACCGCATAGAACTTGACGCCCTTCGCAAGAAACAAGCAGACCGCGACGAGGCCGACCGGATCGCAGAATTGGAGCGCGTTGCCGCCGCCAAGGCTACGGCAGACGCCGAGGAAGCCGCGCGCGTAGAAGCCGCCAAGGTTGCGGCCAAGGCCCAAGCCGACCTCGACGCCGCCGAACAAGCCAAGAAGACCGCAGCGGACGCAGCCCAGGCCGAGATTGACCGGCTGGCCGCCAAGGCCAAGGCCGATAGCGACGCCGCTGCGGCGCGCGAACTGGCGCTCACCCAAGCCGCAGAACAGGCACAACAAGCTGCACGCGACACCGAAGCCCGGCTGAAGCGCGAGGCCGACGATGCCGCTGCGAAGCTGGAGCGCGACCGTGTCGCCCGCGAGGCTGACACGAAGCACAAAGCCGCCGTCAACCGCGCCGCACTCGCTGCATTTGTTGAGGGCGGGATTGACGCTGACACCGCCAAGAAGGTCATCGCCTTGATCGCCAAGAAGATGATCCCTTCCGTCACCATTTCGTATTGAGACCAATGGCCATGTTCCACCTCTACAACGGCGATAGTTTTGAGAAGCACGTCACCATCTCTGAGGCTTTGGCGAGTGCAGCTAAATGCATCGATATTGCGCGCGATTGTTGCGACCCAGAGTGGCCGTCATGGGTGGAAGAGATCGCGATTTACGAGGCACCAGACGATTGCGAGTGGCCGCAAGAAGACGGTGCCCTGCAGGCCGTAGCGCGCATGATCAACATTCGTGACGCCGAAGATGGCGACGGAGTGGACTTCTGGTGCGACTACGGAATGGCACCACCAACAGCAGCGCCATCTGGCGCCTAGATGAGGACTGACATGACCATCGAAATTATAGATTGCGTTCAAGGATCACCTGAGTGGCTAGCGGCACGCGCCGGAGTGGCGTCAGCGTCATGCTTCTCTGACGTTCTGGCAGGCGGCAAAGGTCTTACCCGCGCAAAATATATGCGGAGGTTGGCCGGTGAAATCATCACGGGAGAGCCGGAAGAGACGTTTAAATCTGCGCATATGGAACGCGGCAACATTATGGAAGCCGAGGCCCGCGATTGGTACGCCATTACCCACGATGTTGAGCCAGTGCAGAAGGGCTTTATCAAAAATGGGCGTGCTGGGTACAGCCCTGACTCACTCATCGGTGATGACGGGCTGCTCGAAATCAAAACGGCGATTCCGTCCGTCCTGATCGAGGCCATCCTGCGCAACGACTTTCCCCCGGAGCACAATGCGCAGTGCCAAGGCGGTCTCATGGTGAGCGAGCGCGAGTGGATCGATATCGTCGTCTACTGGCCCAACATGCCTAAATTCGTCTACCGAGCGACCCGCAACGAGATCTACATCGCCAATCTCCGCAACGAGCTCGCACGGTTCACCGAAGAACTTGATGCGCTTGTCGAGAAAGTCCGCTCTTACACACCATTAGCAGCATAGGTGAACCATGGCCGGAAGCGTCAACAAAGTCATCATCGTCGGGAACGTTGGGAGAGACCCCGAGGTGCGCCGCACCACGAGCGGCGACGCCGTGGTCAGCCTCAGCGTGGCCACAAGCGAAAGCTGGCGCGACAAGCGCAGCGGTGAGCGCCAGGAGCGCACCGAGTGGCACCGCGTCGTCATCTGGAACGAGCACATCGCCAAGGTCGCCGAACAGTATGTGCGCAAGGGTTCGAAGATCTACCTGGAGGGCCAGCTGCAGACGCGCAAGTGGACCGACAAGGACGGGATCGAGCGCTACAGCACAGAGATTGTGCTGTCGAAGTTCCGCGGCGAACTAGTGCTGCTCGACGGCAAGGCTGAGGGCGGAACCGTAGCGCAACCCATGTCGAACAAAGAGGCCACCACTACGGAAGCCTCTGACCAGTTTGACGACGAAATCCCCTTCTAGGAGCTGTCATGGCTGAGTTTTGGTGCATCAGAAAAGGCGACGCGCTCTACCCCGATGGGGCGGATAGCGCCGCCGCCATGGCAAAGGTTCCGTTTGGCCAGCGCATCCATGTCGTAGCGAAGCGACCGCGCAAAAGCGGGCATCACCGGCTCTATTGGGCTTTGTGTGCACGCATCGGCGCAGCGATCGATGTTGACCAGGAAAATATCAGCGACATTCTCAAGATAGAGACCGGGCACTGCACTGTTGTACGCACCAAGAGCCGCGGTGAAATCCGCCTGCCCAAATCCATCTCGTTCGCGAAGATGGATCAAACGGCTTTTGACACATTCTTTGAGCGCTGTGTGCGCGTGATACAGACCGAATGGGGCATCAGCCGCGCCGAAATCCAGGACGCCGTGTCCGACCTGCTCTGCCCAGACGTGCGAGACGCGGCATGAGAGCGTTCTATCGCTGCCAGGGTGAATGCGGGCGCAAGTGGCACGAAGCCAGCTTGGCATACGAGCGCAAACCCGTGGTGAAGCCGGTTACCGATCTGCTCGACCTGGCGCCACCTCCTAGCGACGGTTGCCCGTCATGCGGTGGCGCACTGAAGCCAGAGCGCGGGACGTTCGAATCGAGGGCCGCATAATGGCCCGCACCACAGAAGAATGGCGCGGAAAGGATGACGACACACCAATCCCCGCTCGTGTTCGCGTCCGCGTTTTCGATAGGTACGGCGGCAAATGCTACCTCTGCACCCGCAAGATAATGGCCGGCGAATATTGGGAATGCGACCACGTCATCGCCATCATCAATGGCGGCGAGAACCGTGAAAACAACCTGAAACCAGCGTGCTGCAATTG